AACGTGGGCGTGCTGACGCCGTCCACGTTCTGGTATGTCAGGCCGCCGCCGCTGATGATGTCGTCGCGGCGCTGGATGTCCAGCATCTGGAAGCAGGACCGATTCATGTAGAAGGCCGCGCGTCCCGCCCGCAGGTTGGGGACGCGGTGGATCGCCTTGATCATGAACTCGATGAGGTCGGCCGCGGACGACTTCGTCACGAGGGCGGATATGTCGATGTTGCAGATACGGACGGCGTAGCGCCAGTCCTTCATGGCGATACCGCACTTCCACTGCCAGCGGTCCTGGTATGCGCGCATGCGCGCCCCGGCGATGCCGGCCGTGGTCTCGACCGTGACGAGGCCGAGGTTCTCGTGGGTCAGGCCCGCCTTGGAGCCCTTGGGGAAGATGCCGGCCACGGACTGGCCGCCCCAGATGACGAGCCAGACCGACGAGTTGTCGGTGCCTGTCCCGCCGCCGTCGAGGATGTTCTGGGCGTTGGCCGGCGAGCCCGACCCGATGTCGGAGTACCGAGCCGAGAGGCCGGTGAACTCCTCGGGCGCGGTGCCGGAGTTGCCGTAGAACAGCGTGCCGGCCATCTCCTGGTTCATGGCCTCGATGAAGCCGGAGGCTTCGGAGAGACGGAAGGCGCCCTCGTTTCCGTTGAGCTCGGCGAGGTCCTTGTCGACTTCACTCCAAGCCTCGAGGATGCCCAGCGCTTCGTCGATCTGCGCGGTCGTGCCCTTCGACGGCGTGACGCCCTGGTTGAGCAGGCGCCAGGCCACGGTGGGCAGGACGGTGCGGACGGTGATGCGGTGGCCGGTCGGCAGGTTGCCTTCCATGAACAGCATGTCGGCGAGAATCTCGTTTGTCTGGGACAGCAGCTCGACGATCATCGGGACCTTGCCGTCGGGATCGACGCGCTTGGCCCAGTCAGCAAGGGTGAGGACTGACGCTCCTAACGTAGCCATATTTTAAGCCTCCTTCGTGGGGGTATCCGGGTAGAACACCTGCTCAGGCGTTTTCTTCGCCGCCGGGGTATGTCCCGGTCGGACGAACTTGTCGTCTGCGATGCTCCTCCCTATGCGAGCGAAGGTTCTGACGAGCTCGGGGTGGTTGCCCAGTCCCGATTCGTTGAGCGCCTTCTTGAAACTATCCGATCCGAATGCGTCGACGGCACGCTTTGCGAGCGTCACATTTTCGTCAAACGCGACGCCGCCGATTTCCTTGTCGGCCTTAAGCATGTCGAGCCACATCTTCTTCTCGGTTTCCAGCTCGTCTTGCTGCCCCTTCGCGTAGGTGGCGACGGCCTCGTGCGCTTCGTTTAAGCGCGCTTGGGCCTGCTCTTGGGTGAGTCCTCGCGCCTTCGATTCGGCGGCGATCCTCTCCACGACCGTGGCGTCCAGGTACGAGCCCTCGGGCACGGCGAGTTTGATCTCGCTGGGCTGGGGGGCCTCCGGCTTTGCGGGTGCGGCGGGCTTTGCGGGCTCGGCGCCTTCTGCGGCGGCGGGCTTTGCGGGCTCGGCGACGACGGTGGTTTCGGGCGCAGCCGCGGTGGGTGTATCCTTGGCGGCTGGCGCTGTGGGGGTGGTCATTGGAGCTCCTGGGCGTCTGCGAGCATTTGTGCGTACAGATCGGGGGCGGCGGTGTTGATGCGCTGCCAGAGCTCGAGGGCGACGGCGCGCATACCCTCGTTGTAGAAGGTTGTGCTGTTGCCGGTGAAGCTCGAGCGCTGGAAGCCGCAGAAGTCGATGAGGTCGGCGATGAGGCGGCGGCCGGGGGCGGTCTCCATGACGGCGCGGAAATCCTTGAGCTTGCGCTCTCCGGTGCGCTTCTCGGCCCTGCCGGCCTCCTTGACCTGCGCTGCGTCTGCGGCGTTCTTCATGTGGGTTTATTATGACAGATATTTTTATTCTTGAACAGGGCTATTTCTAGGAGTCGTCCTGCACCTTGACGCGCACGCCGATCGTGAAGCTGTCGCCGGCCTGGACGCCTCGGCGGCGGCCGTCCCGGTCGCGGTGCACAGCGAGTAGGGGATGGTGCAGTCGGTGCAGATGATGACGGCACCGACGGCCGCGGCGGGGAGGGCGCTCGCCAGCAGGGCGAGGGCGACGAGGGCGAGCTTCTTCATGGTGTATCTCCTGGTCATGCGATCGCGCCGCCTTGGGCGGCGCTGGCTATGCGGGTGACGGCGTTGTCCTCGTCCATCTTGACGGTCCCGAGATCGGCGGCCGCGGCGGCCATGGTCTGCATCTGCTCGGCCTTCGCGGCGGCCTGCTCGGCCTGGGCGCGGCCGGCGCGGATGGCGTCGACGTCCTCGTCTGAGCGCACGATGCCGGGGGCGACGCTGGTGAGGTCGCCGTAGACCTCGAGGAATTGGTCGGCGTCGGTCTTGTCGACGGAGCCGGGGAAGATGGTGGCCATCTCGAGGGCGGCCTGCTTGTAGCGCTCCATGCCGTGGAGGCCGGCGAGCTTCTGGGCCTGGGCCATGATGGAGATATACTCGACACGCAGGTCGATACCTTGAAGCTCGTCGGGCGGCGGCGGGATGAGGCCCTGGCGGAGCATGATGTCAAAGGTGATGTCGATCAGCGGGTCGAGCAGGTCCTGGTTGAGCTGCTCGAGGACCGGCCCGAGGGCGAGGAGCTTCTCCTCGTGGCGCTCCTCAATCTCGCGCGCGGTCGCCGGCTGCTGGCGGCTGTCGCTGGCGAGCATGAGGAACAGGTCCTCGTAGTAGGCGCGGCGCACGCGACCACGGACCTGGTCCTGCTTGATCTCGTGCTGCTGCAGGTTGTAGTTGACCTCGTGCGCGGGCTGGAAACCCTTTTGCCCCTCGCGCACATCTACGAGGGTGATGTCGCCGGGGAGGATAGAGGCCTTCTGCGCGCGCATGGACGTCGGTCCCGTCATGGGCGGGTTGATCATCTTCTCGATGGCCTGCAGCGCGCGGCGCTCGCCGGTCTGCAGCTGCTTGGTGTCGCCGAGCGAGACCATGCCGGGGCACTCGGTTCCGTAGACGTCCTGGCCGGTGGTCTCCCAGCGCGGCGCGAGGATCGGGAACATATCGAAGCCGGCGTCGGAGAGCAGGCGATCGGCCTTGCTGTTGTTGCCGGAGGCCTTCTCGTAGTAGACGCTGCGGAACTTCTTGGCGTTGGAGAGCGCCGAGTTTGGGTCGTAGTCCTCGTTGGGGATGATGGCGTGGTAGATGTCGATGCGGGTCTCGCGCGAGCCGGTCGTCCAGGTGTTCTTTACATGGTCGCTGAACTTCGACCAGTCGATGGCCTTGTCGCTCTTGTCGCCGGCGGGGTGGCCGAATTGGTCGACGAGCTGGCGGACGGTCATGGGGAACTCGCGGAAGAATACGCGCACGCGGCCCTTCTCGTCGGTGGCGATCATGTAGCTGCCGACGGGGAAAACGGTGCAGCGGATGGTGGTCTCGAAGTCCTCCTCGATGGCCATGGCTGCGGTGGCGAATACTCCCATGTCGCCGTAGACGAGTGGGAGGGCTTTATAAAGGTTCGAGCGCAGGAAAACGGCGGCCATGCGCATAGTGACGATATGGAGCCAAGCCTTGACGGTGCCGATCTCGGCGAGCTCGGGGTCGGGCGTGCTCAGGCGGAACCATGGCCGCGCGGGGCTGGTGATACCGGCCATCATGCCGGATCGCAGGGTGCGGGCGGCGAGGGTGCTCGTGTTGTCGAGGAGCTTCAGGTTGCGGCGGTCGCCGCGGTTGGCGTCGGTGGTTTGGAACTGGGCGCGGCGCGGGAGGTTGAAGTCGCCGAGGTCGCGCCAGTGGGCCATGAAGCTCGAGCGATCGTTCTCCATCTCGGAGCGCAGGATCTCGAGCTTGGCGATCATGCTGCCTGGCGCGTTGAGGCTGGCGATGACGCTGCCGCTGCCGCTGGCGCCGCGGTCTCCGGAGTAGGCGGCGGTGCCGAAGCCGGCCATTACGAGCCGAGGAGGGTTTTGGTGCCCTCCCCTCCGGTCGTGTCCACGAGGCCGCCGGCACCGGTGAGCAGGGTGCTCTGGGCGCCCTGGGATCCCAGTGCGGCGCGGCGCTGCTTCTTGCGCGCGGCGCCCTGGGCGGCTTGATTTGCCGCGGCGCTCTCCTCGTTGGCGGCGCGCTGCGCGGCCTGGTCTTGCAGGGCCTTGGCGTTGCGGCCGGCCTCCTGCTCCTTGCCCTTGGCGCGGCGCTTCTGGGACTCGGCCTCGCTGATCTGATAGCCGGTCGAGGTGGCGGTGGCGAGGGCGGCGGCGATAGCGCTGATGGCGATAGCGGTCAGTGCAGCCATATTATATCTCCATGAGGTAGGATGTTTCGACTTCTTTAAATCCACGGCGGGTGAGCGCGTCTGGGTTTGCGGGCGTGCCGGTGAGCAGGGTCATTGAGATCCAGTCGACGTTCTCCCTGCCCCAAGAAACGAAGGCGTTAAAAAGCAGGACGGCGGCGCGCGAGGCGCGGTGTTCTGGCACGACCCACCAGAATGTCTCTGTGAGGACGCGGATGTTGTTGTTGTATGGGTGGGGGCCGACGAAGCCGGCGATGAAGCCGAGGCTCTCGTTGTCGCGCTCTGCCACAAAGGCGACGTGCTGGTCGATCATCAAGTGGAGGTTGGCCAGCGCCTTGTTGGTGTCGCCGAACATCGATTTTTTCGCCTTATAAATTCCGTCTAAGCCGCGGAGCTGTTCGAGCATCCAGGTGGCGTCGTACGTGTCGGCATGTCGAATCTTGACTGTGCGCATTATGTGTCCGAAGGGTAGCAGATTCTTTTACGATTGAACAGTGGAGCGCGCGCGGTCATGCGTTCTGCTCCTCGCGCAGTGGATCCCATTCGGCCTTGATGTGGTTGCCGCCATGGTTGTTCTTGATGGCGCGCATGCGGCCCTCGAGGCTAGTCTCGCTGGGCATATCGGTGTGGGCGAAGGTCAGGCACAGCGCGTCGGCGAGGTCGGGGCTGACGCAGAGGCGCTCCTTGATCTTGTCCTTTGGCTCGAGCTGGAACTTTCCGTTTACGAAGGTGTAGGTCGGCGCGGTGAGCTCGCGCTTGAGCTCGGGCATGTTCGGCAGCGCGCCGCCGCGCTTGACCCATTCGGCCATCTCGAGCCACATCTCTGCGCGCTTGTTGGCGTAGCGCGGGTCGATGGCCTTGCCTTCGAACAGGACGCCGATCGCGGCGTGGCCGGAGGAGATGAGGTTGTCGATGACGCCGTGGCCCCAGTGGCCGGAGTCGTCGACGAAGATGGACTCGGCGCCCCAGCGCGCCTGGGCCAGCATGACGCGGGCGGCGATGTCGGTCGTGCGCGCTCCGCGCATCTCGACGGGCGCGAAGGCGGTCAGGCCTTGCCGCGGGAAGATCACGGTGCGGTCGTCGCCGAAGCGGGCGACGTCGACGCCGAGGCGCTTCTGTGACCAGGAGTAGGCGTCCTCGGGCAGGTGGCGGCGCATGGCCTCCTCGACCTCGTCGGGTCCGAGCAGCGTGTTGATGCTGGCCGGCGGGAATTTCCCGAAAACATTGACGAGGACCCATGGGTTGTCCTTGCCATACTTCTCGATCTGCTCGCGGGCCCATTGCGCGCTGACGCGGGGGCTGCGCTTGGGGTCGTCGGGGTCGCTGGTGATCTCGGTCACGTGCCACAGGTGGCGCTCGCTCGTACAGGCGCTGTACAGCGGGCCCTCGATGTTGGTCGGGTTACCGGCCTGCAGGATCTTGGTGTCGATGCCGGAGGCGAGGCCGCCTTCCGCGGTGGCCATGACGGCCTCGGGGATTCCGCCGCTTTCGTCCAAGATGAACAGGACGTAGTCGGCGTGGATGCCGGCCAGTGCGTCGGCCTGCTGCTGCTTGTTGCCGGTCCTGGCCCATTGGCGCGCGGACATGAACCAGGTCTCAGGATGGTCGTTGGCGGTGATGCGCGTCTTGGTCCAGGTGAAGGTGCCGGTGAGCAGGGGGCTGCACGCCTGCCATTTGGCCATCTCGGTCCAAAGGCCATCGGCGAGGTTGTCGCCGCTGATGCTGGTGGCGATGACCTTCGGGTGTGGGCGCGTCACGAGAAAATTCCAGGCGAGCCAGGACAGGACGGCGCTCTTGCCGGGGCCTTTGCAGGCCTTCATGGCCATGCGCTGATTGTGGGGAAAGGCGCGCAGGACGTCGGCCTGCCAGGCGTCGGGCTGGACGCCGAGGACCTCAACGACGAACTTGACCGGGTCCTCGCGCCATGAACGGATGCGGCTGGCGGCACGGGCGAGGATGCTCATCGAGCGCGGTCCCATGCCCGACGACCAATACAGGCGTCGCAGGAGCAACCTGGCCGCATGGGCATCAGGGCTTGCTCGTCGGATCGATCGAGGCGTGGACAAGCTGCTCGAGCGTCATCTTGCCGGAGTGCTCGACCTTCATGTTCTCTCGGAAGCTCGGGTCTCGCTTCTTGACCGCGAACATCAGCAGGTTGTCGCTGCCCTGCGCGGCGCGCTGGTGGACGATGGACACGAGGGCTTCGGTAAACTCGACGTCGGCGGTGTCGAAGGCAGCGGCGAACTTCTGGTCATCGTTGCGCCAGTTGAGGATGGTCTGCCGGTTGCAGCCGACGGCCTCGCAGGCGCCGCGGATGGTGCCGATCTTGCTGTAGGCCTCGAGGAAGGCCACGCGCATGGCCCTGGTTTTCTTGCCGATGACCTTCGACCTCTTTTTTATAGTCGCCGACTTTGGCCGAGGGGTGTCCATAGATTAAAACCCGCGCTCCCTTTCAAGAGCGCGGGCGGAGTCCACTGACCAGGTGGGGTGTTGACGCATGACCTGGAAAGTGTGGCATGAATTTAATGAATTGTCAAATCCGCTGAGGTGGCGCGATTATTTTGAGTATGAAAAACGGAAGACAAATCCAGAAGGCGCGCTCCCTGCCGTCGCAGTAAACCTCGAGCAGGAAGATGTGCGGGCCGAATCGATAATCGTATTTCATTTATCCCTCGCGGTCGCAATATCACCATTGGCCTTGGCGCGCGGCTCGAGCTCGGCCTTGCGGCCGGTGAATTTTTGCCATCGTTGAACCGCTACGTCCACGAACTGGGGGCTCTTCTCGATCGCAAAGCATCGGCGCCCGAGGCGCTCTGCTGCGATGATCTGGGATCCCGATCCACTGAAAGGCTCGAGGCAAATATCACCACGTTGCGTATGCTTTCTAAGCGGGATGGCGAAAATCTCGACGGGCTTGGCGGTGGGGTGGTCGGTGTTGGTATTGCGGTTCTTGCCGTCGAAGTCGAGGGCCCAGACGGTGGTGAGGGCGTGGGTGTAGTCGCCGTCGCGCGGCGGCTTGTTGCCCTGCTTCCAGCCGAACCAGGCGGGCTCGTGTTTCCAGCCGAGCCAGGCGGGCTCGTGGCACCAAGGGAAGAACGAGTAGCCAAATACCGCGGCGGGCTTCGTCCAGATGATCTGCTGGTGGAGCAGGATCCCGAGCTTGCGCCATGTATTTGCCACAAGATGACCATTAATCGACGCGTGCCAGCAGTACCACGCCGCGTTCATCTTGGCGTGCGGCGCGGCCGCGGCGATCCAATCGTCAAAGAACTTTTGCGGCGCGTTGCTGCTGTCCCAGGTGGTCTCAGTCCATTTGCCGTCCTT